ACACAAAGAACCCCTTGAATTATCAAAACATGTCCTTGTCTAAAGCCTCTCAGCCCAGCGTCAAGAGTGCCTGCGTTAGGCTTCCCATCGTGGTTCTTGAGCCTAATCTGGCCGAGCTCAGCACCTCATATGTTGGCCTGGTCTCATGTAAGTGCTCAGTTCTTACATGCTCCATGATGAGGAAAATGAAGGCCTTCACCAATACTGTCTGGCTGTTTGGCAATCCCAACAATCCTCTACATGCTCTAGAGCCAGCTGTTGAGCAACTTCTTGATGAGTACTCTGGGGACTTAGGCTCTTATAGCCAGCAGGAGAAGAGTGCATTGAGGTGGCCGAGTGGGAAACCGTCAGTCCATTTCTTGCAGGCTGCTCATTTATTCTTCTCCCTCAAGAACACCTGGGCAGTCGAGACAGGTCAGGAAAATTGGAGAGGTTTCTTCCACAGGATAACATCTGGGAAAAAATACAAATTCGAGGGGGACATGGTCATTGACTCTTGCTACAAAATTGATGAGAGACGTAGGCGAATGGGTCTGCCTGATACTTTCATAACAGGACTGAACCCAATAATGGATGTGGCTCTCCTCCAAATTGAGTCACTTTTGCGTGTTAGGGGTCTCACACTCAACTATCACCTTTTCACATCATCCTTCCTTGACAAGCCTCTCCTTGATTCCTTATATTTTGCCATCTGGAGAGACAAAAAGAAAGATGATGGGTCATATTCCCAAGATGAGGGGGCCCGCCAGGATGACCCTCTCAACCCCTTGGATGAGCTCTTGTACCTGTCTGACTTGCCCAAACCACTAGCACATTATCTAAATAAATGCCCTCTCCATAATATAATCATGCATGATGAGGAGGTCAGAGAGGCCTATCTAAATCCCATCTGGGGAAAGGACTGGCCAGCACTTTCCAGCTCCCCTTAGGGGGAGCTAATTTAGATCGAATTCATTTGATTTGACCAATTGGAATTTAGCGCCAAATTCAAAATTTATCAGCTGCTTACATGTTTCTGTAAGCAGCAGCTGCAGCCTTCACTGAGCCGGATGCTTCCTTGGTTGCTGTGAGCAAGCCCTTGGCCTGCAGCCAGCTGATCCTGGTGGCATTTGGGAAGAAGAGGGAATTGACAGCTGCATGCAGAGGGTCTCTGAATTTGGCATACACCTCTGCCTTTGTCATCTTCCTTTGGTCCACATTGATTGTTCGAGCAAATGTGTCTTGCCAAAGGGAGTAGGCATCCATGAAGTCCTTTATGACTTCAATTGAGACATCTGCCTGTGGGATCAATGAGCCAAAGGCCATGCACATCATTTCCAGTGGATAACCTTGGATCTTGTTGTGCATGATTGCTGGCCCAACAGGGAGGTACTCCTTGATTGCTGCTGCAGCAGCACAGGTCCAGGTTGGCAGGCACTGGGCAACTCTCACTGGTGTCACAGCCATTCTGTCAACAGCATTCTCCTTCAGCTCATAGACTCTAGCCAGGTTTGTCATCCTCTCAGCGCCTTTCTTAGACATCTTGCCACATGCTTTCACTATCTTGTTCCCTCTAGTGAGAGCAAATACAATGATGTACTTCACATCATTCCTCCAGTTCTCACCCCCCCTCTCACGAAGCAGCCCAAAGATCACAGCAGGATCCAGGCCCTCATAAGCTATCTCCTTTGCAAACTCGACCAAAGCTGGAACATCCAGTGGCTCGTTGCCAATCTCAACAGCTATTGCAGACCAGTCAGTCATGCTTGATGATTCAAAGGGGTTCTCTGTGT